GTTGATACAATCGATTGGAAACAAAACCTACGAGGCAACACATTCTATAGAACAGAAGGCGACCGTGTTATACCGTGCGTCAACAGCCCTATGATTAACGTCGGTTCTTATATCAGTCACAGCCACATTCACGTACCTACTGGAGAATACATCTATCTCATCACAACGCCTTGTAGCAACCAAGGTGGCACTGAAAATTCGTGGGGTGAGAAATTCACAGTGTGGCTTGGAAGCGAAGAGTCAGGCGTTGTGAGTAGTCGTGCAGGCGCATCCGGTGGCGAAGATTCGACAACCACAATTGAATTTACACAAGATACAATAAAATTCGATTCTTCTATTTCCAACAATGACATCCTCGTCAGACAAGGCTCTATAAAATATGCATCTGAAACGGAAGGCGTCCGTCGAGCAGGTAGTCATCATGGTGAACCGTTTCTGTACTTCCGAGGCGCACACGATAGTCCTGACCACTGGGTACCACTGTACTTTGGCGGTGGATTCTCAGGTGTTACACTTGACGTCAACGATGGGACGCAAAACGATTACAGTGAGTTCTATGAGCACCCATACTCAGGCGGACCGACAGGTTCGGCTGGATTACAGAACGTCGGTGAGATAGCAGGCTCATACGCCTTACTTGATGCAAACGCAATGCTCGCAATGTTCCCCGGAACTCCGTATCTCGACCAGCACGAAGGTCGAAACAGTATGCCATTCTTCAACCAAGATGCCATGCTGTCGTTTGATTTGGATGCAGGCACTGGTAAATTCAAAACTGCTACTGGTGTGACATATACAGACAGTTCAACCACTGTTCGCTGTCAACGACCAAGCCCAATCGTGCTTCGGTTTTCACACCCGCATGCACGATACAGTGCGACAGGTGATTCTACCGACCATACAACGTACATGGTTTTTGGACCCGGCCAAAGCGTACCTCATAATTTTGCGGCACACGAACCGCAATTGTCCAGTATAGTTACTGGTGGTAACGGCTACAGCGGTGTGCCGACTGGCAAGAATTTACCTAACGAAATTGCACACGGCGGAAGTAGTCGTAACGGATTCAGTGCTCATTTACCACCTACGGCTGAATATCAAAAAGGCAATGTACAAGGGTACAACTACGTTATGAATTGGGAACCATCGAAAGGTCAACCAAACAGCACATTGTTTGCTCAGACAGCAGGGCAAGGTTTGTTTTATGATACGCAAATGACTGCAACAAACCCACCTGCTCACGCTCACCCAATGTCGTACGTGTTTGCAAACTATGCAGGTACAAATATGGGAGCGTCAGGTCTCGCTACAACATTAGCACGCTCGTGTGTTTGGCACATGGATGGAGGTTATCACCCCGGCGGCCATTTCCTTGACAACCATATTGAGCGAAATCCAATGCACCCCATTTCAGGCAACCGAGCAGGAAATGGCTCAAATGCTCAACAAAACCCTACAGTATTCCGTGTGTCGTCTTTGTTAGGAACTGCTTACTTAGGTACGTTTGGAAGCGAAACAGACATGACAAGCAATTCAGATTATGTGGTCATTGATGCTACTCGTGCACAAAATGCAGAAGAACTTGCAGCGATTGTTGCAGCAGGCGTCAACACATTCCCCGGAACAGACCCACTAAAAGCCATTGGAGGAACATTCCTTCCTTCATTCCAAACTGCATCAAAGCAAGACCGATACGGTTGGGTTGAATTAACGTTTGACGCTAATGGATATACAGAAGAGAGTGGTGCAGCCGCTACGTTACAGGCTACGGCTGCCATACCAACGACACTACCACAGTATGGCTGGCTACGTGTTACTGATGGTGCTGCCATCAATGGATTTGCTTCTTATACATCATACGCAGGTGCAGTATTTACGCTGGGCAGTAATCTTTCGGGAACAACAAACATTGTTGACCCAACAACAAAGGCTGCAATTCCCGCCATTCCCCTTAACGTATCGCCACCCGGCTCGGTCAAAATTTACGTGTGGACTAAATCAGGTACGCACCGTTACAATAACACCTCCGAAGCCCGTGACCACATGACACAGGTTCACTACAGCGGTTATGTCGATGCCGTTGACCGAACCAAACCAATCGGAGCAGTGGGTTGGTCGGGTGAAGCATATTCGTATCTTAACTCATACAACGGTACTCAAATTGGCAGTACCAAGTTCCCTGCTGGTAAGGGTGCTTGGCACCCCTTCCTCGGATTCAATCCATACGGAGCAGCCGAATCTTGTTTGTCGGGCAGTTCGCCTGTTGGTGCTGACTCGATGCCTGCAAGCGTATATGAGCAGTCATGTGAGATTGGTTTAGCCTCGCGCCATTTGATTGCTATCACGCACGAAAGCGAGATGCCTTTGATTGCAAAGGCTGACCGTGACGGTATTTTGTGTGCAGGTGACTGGCTTGACCTTAAAGGAAGCGGTACTCTTGCCAACGCAGGTACAACCCAGTGGGACACTGCAAAGGTACACAACCGTGACCGATACGTTGGTCCTGCTACCGCAGGTCCTCATGTCGAAGCGATGATGATGACTGATGTAAGTTCTTACCCACAAACAGCCTCATACCCTTCTGTCGGCACAGAAACCTACTGGCACAGCGCTCTTGGCACCAGTGCCATTGAACGTGCTGACCCTTGCCAAAGTCCTACGGGCGATTTGTTTTGGGATGAATCAAAGGTCACTGCAAGCCAGTTCCACGAAAACACTGCCACATACGGAGTTACCTGCAAGGGTGTTTCGACACTGACTGAGTACAGTGCAACTGCTACTGGTATTTACAAGTTCTACGACGACCGACACCCTGCTCGCAACTTCAACGAAGAACACGTTGTATGGAAGCGCATGGACGGAGGCAATCTCACTATGCCTTCTGTCAACGCACGTGGTCTTGGTATGGTACCGTGGGTCTATAGAAAGGATGGCGGAGCCTACAAGAAGGTCGGCGAGAAGATACTTGGAAACAATCGATTTTCATTTGAAACGACGAACGGTGCAATGTTCCCAATCATTCAGGCACAGGAGTTGTCACACCCGCAACTGGCTGAGCAAAATCAATTTGCCACAAAAATTGAAGATGCACTCCTCATACCAAACGAAGAGATTCAGTTCCAAAGCCTACAAGTTGTCGATGACACTGGACAAGAGCACAGAATCGCAGGCGGCAGTCCGCTTGGAACAGTCATTCTTGATTTCAGGCATCTGAGCGACAGGCAAATCGAAGGACTGTCACCTGCTCTTGCAGGCTCAGGTATCTCGCCTAATTTGAAAATCCGACTACCCGACCCTGACGACATTCCGGGCAACATCATTGTTCGGCCAAGTTTTGACCGCATACAAGGCTATCAGAACGAAACGATGGGTAGCGGAGGTATGCAACATCCATCACAACCTCAACAGGCGATTACAGACATGTTTAGTAATGCAAAGCCCGGACCACGTGCTTGGCCTACGTGGGAGAACAACGGATGGGAACACCTAAGTCAAGACGGTACAGATGTATCTGCAACACGGCTTGGTTCGCCTGACTCTTCTGCCGAGGGTTGGTCTGACCACACAAACAACAATCCGCTTGAGACAGCATACGAGCCACATGACCGTTCACTACAGTTCCACGTTACACGAATGGGTGTGACAATGACGCACCGTGACGATGTCGACGAGTTGTCTTTCACTTCGCTGTCAGGTGACGAAATCAACGTCGCTACCTTTGCTGACCCCGACGTAGGTTCAACACCTGAGGCGGCTGTGTGGAAAGTCACCAGTGAACAAAGCGGTGGTCGTTGGTTCTTGCGAGTGTATGACCCAACAACGAACAAAGGTGTTATCGCTTCGTACACAAACACAGCAACAAACAAATTCACTGGCGTTGTCGTATCTCCTGATTTTGTATCGTTTGTTACAGGCAAGACTGGACTCAAAGTCGTGCCTTCGTACTACATGCCTGCTGGTAGCACACGTTTCTTTGCATCACGCCGATTGCGTGACCACAGCGAATACAGTGGCTCAAGCCCTGACATGCCGAACATCGACTGGGTAGCAATGACTTCTGACATCGCTAATCCGTATCTTCACTTAAGCAGTCCAAAGATGACACCTATGCCAATCCCTCGTATGGGTCACCATTATGTCACACCGACAATGGCGCTACTGCCCGGTCATTACGCTCACCCTGCTTATCAGCGAATGTACGATTTACACCTTGCTTGTCGAAGCGCATCAAACAAGCCGTTTGAAGATGCTTACTTGGGCGATGGCGAAGTAGTCGACAACGCACCGGGGCGTGACCCGCTTGTATGGTTCAGCGGACCAACGGCAGCATTTGCACCATCTGATATTCATGGTGGTGCGTTTACGCTCATGACCGAAACGAAGGTCAAGTATGATGGTTATGGTATTGCTGCGTCAAATGGAATAGCAGGTACGACGAACTCACAAGGCGGACATTCAGTCGTATTGGAAGCAGCGGGAACGTACACGCTTGACAACCACTTCCCTGACCCAATGGAAGTCGGAGCGTATCAAATTATCATTCAGCCAAACGTGTTCTCACAACAGATTACTGGTTACCATCTCAATCACAGTGATGCAACCAAAGCCCCATCCGAATCAGGAGACAAAGTTACAGAACTGACAGGGCAACAAGTCAACACAGTTATCGCTATAGAACACGATACGTCAAGCCTTGGTGGTATGACACTCGTCCTTGCCGAAGCAACCATGGCTGACGTGCGGGGCTGTGAGATTATCATCAACGAAGTTATTCTTGATTTGGAACCTGATGCGGGAAGCCAGTTCACCAACATCCCTACGCTGGGATTGTACAACCCGCTTGGTGTTGACGAAACTGCATCACCTGCGTTCACACGTCGCAGCCTACCATACCGACCGAACATGTTTATCCAAACAACGCCGGGTATGACAACAACTGTGCCATGGTGGGCGCAGTTGCACAAAGATGGTGCACGCAACAGTTCGGCTGACGAGTTCAAGTTCCTTGAGTGGCACACGCCTGACCACTACTATCAACTCAATCGACCTGCCTTTGGTGCGGTTGGTGCACAGATTACGCTTGCAGGTTTCTCGACTATCTACCCTGACATCTACGGAGAGCACTATCGAGCACGTAGTCTTAACCCAAGTTGCGTCGTCATTTCGTTTGATGCAAGTGCACAGACAGTCACAGTCGACAGCAATGAGTTGTTCCCAGTGGAGCCGTACTACGGCGAAGTGCTGGAGTACATCGATGCTGACGGCGAGCGTCGTACGGCTACCTACACGAACCGCACGGGTACGTTGGCGCACGCTACACTGGCTGCGGCTACGACGTTTGAAGGAGTATCGACAGCCAATTTGTTCTTTACCAACCTGACCGCAGGTACAATCCTACGACTCAGTGGACCATACGACAACAGAAAAGCAGGTGAGGTTTTCAAGAACTCAGAATCGAGTATTGCCACACGTACACTTGCTCAGACGTTTGCAGGTACACGAGATACCAACTCGTTGCATACACCTGATGCATTCCTGTGTATGTGGCATCCAAATCTTGGGCGCCCGTACACATACTACTCAGATGATAGCAGTCGCTCATTCTATAGCGCTACGGGTGCAGCCGACTCACCTGTCAACAAGGCATCGCTCAACAACATTCCTGAGCATTTTGAGACAATTCACTACCACGACTTCTTCTATGCAGCGTCAAAGGGTCCGTTTGCTCTTGGCATGAAGTGGGTCGCTCCTCCGCACGATGCTGATAACGATGGGGCTACGGCTGACTTCCACGACGGAACGGTATATACCGCTGCACAAATGGATGCATTGGTCGACGGAACAGGTACACTTGACCATCAGGGCGGTACAGACGGCTCAGACAAATACAACTTTGCAGGCTATTGGCCGAGTGGCTCTCGTGGAGGTGCAGGCTCAAGCCGTCTCGATGGGTTCCTTGAGACTGTCATCGGATGGGGCGGTAAGTTGTTTGGTATTGATTGCGTTGGATTCCGTGACAATACTGGCATCGAAGAACGCACCTATGCAGAAATGACATCAGATTCAGATTATGCACGTAATACATGCTTCGGTTACCGCTTCTCGGTAAGACAGCCGTACAATCGACCACGGTGGTCTCCGTACGTGCGAGGTTGGATTGAAGGCACGGCTACAACGAATGCGTTGCTCGGCTACTACCACGGACCGTTTGTCCAACAAGACAACAAAACAAGTGGATGGGATTACGTCGGTGCTGACACCAACCAATCCGATGCGGACTTCCCTGCCACTTACACTGGTATACTGGAGCGACTGACGCAAATCAGTGCTATGCTCAATCAAGACCAAATCGGTCGACAGGTACGATACAGCGACGGTCGTCGGATGACACAGCCGTTTGGTTGTCCTGTACGTACAGTACGCAACAGTTCATCTGTTCGACGCATGTACCCGAACGACCACGCAGGCTTGGGCATTGCTGAACTTGCTCAGGCTCATCGCTTCTACTTGATTGACTGGTGGGGCAACACGCGTGGTGAAGACGTGCGTCGATTCCCAGTACGTGGGTTTGGTATTCGACCTGCATGGGACCCTGAGGATGCTTACGCTGACACCAACGTCACACACCGACCTGCTGCGAACAGCCTGTTCGGTGGCGATGGCACTGACCGCTATAGCGGTAACGCCAACAACGACAACAACGCATCTTCAAACATGGGCACTGCGGACTGGTTTAACCCTGCAAGTGCTATGCGAGTCGGTGACCGTGGTGACGGACGTGGTGTTCGTTGGCCTACACACTTCAACGAGAGTCTACTGGCCGACGTATCTGAAACAGTCGAGCCAACAGGATTGGTTGTTTCACAACCCACTGCTGAGCCAACTGTAGGAAAAGGATTGATTCGTCCACGAAACGACGTGCTGCAAACAGACGAAGTTGAACGTGGTATCAGCAATCGACTTGGCCTTGCTGATGAAGATGGATTGCTCAAGCCGACCGCTATGGTCAGCGAAGGAGTTGAGTCAGTAACTGCTAACTCGCTGTTGGCCGAGCCTGTTGGCGGTGACGGTGTGCGTGCAGGGCTTGACGTCGATACTCTTGGCGAACTCAATGACGGCATCAGTCGTGAGTATGTTATCATGAGCACAGAAGCGCACAGCCTGCACACTGACCGTGAGGTTGGGCAACGTACAACGCTACGTGGGGCACTCGACATTGGTAGCCAAACGCTTGGACATCTCGACATGACATCACTCTCTTGGAGTGGACAACCTGTCAAGGGTGTGCTGCGTGTATCGAACGCTCACGCATTTTGGGCGCTTGGCGGTACATACGTGATGGATTGGTCGGTGCGAGAAGGCGTGTTGTCCGACTTCGGCTGGGGCGCAACTGCTGCGGCTGATTCGACGAACCCGTATCAGGATGCGAACCATTCGCCGAAAGTTGACCGTACGAACAACACGGACAGCACAATCGAGTTCTTACTGCGTCCAGTCATGACACTTGACAAGTCACACATCCAAATGTTCCGACATAATCCTGTTGTGACAGGTAGTACACCGCAGGCCAGCCCGAACTTCTATGCAGCCACAGGTGGTTGCAAGTATGGTTTCTATGTCAGCGATGCACCGTCAGCCCGTACAGGCACACCATCGTCGCCTCCGTACAAGCCAGTGTATGCGATTAAGCCTGCAAGCAGTGTGACCACATCAACAAGCGACGGTCCAAAGATTCTCGGCGTCGACGTAACAGGATATACCAAGACGGATGTAACACAACCAGTCGCCCGTATCGTCATGAGCGAGAACACACTTGAGCACTTCCGTAGTGATGCGCCTCGTCGGTTGGCCGAGGACGGTGAGTCTGACTTCTCAGTCCAACCACGTCACAGTCAAACCCTGCATCCGAAGGGTAGTTCGGGCGATACGTCTTTTAACACAGGCGACCACAGTGGAGAGTGATAGCATGATGCCGATGGATGAGGCTTGGACATTACTAAAGCGTCAGACGACGCTTGGTGAGTTTCACCCCGATTTACCAAGCCCCTATGGTCCTGTCAAGTGGTTACACGGCACTCCCGAAGTCAACGTTGATTCAATAAGAAGGTTGGGCGTATTACCAAATGATGGTTCGGACTGGGGGCATGGTGCATTTGTAACCCAAATTCCAGCAGCCGCTGAGAGATATGGACGTCGAATGAAACAAGGTCCACCCTCTTACATCGGTGTAAGGGAAGGGGTAGGAGAGCCTGAACTAAGAGAAGCGGAGGGACATTCTACGCATGCTTTTCCTAAGGGCATACCGCCTCAATTTTTGACAGTCATGCCCAAATCACCGCATACCCATACTATGTATAGAGCCGATGCGTTGGGACAGGAACAGTTCCAATTACCTGCCGAGGATGTCAGGTTGAGGAACTACATGGATAGGGATTTAGGCTACAGTGAATACGAACTTCAACGAATACAAGATATGGGCAGAACCATCGATGAAAGAGGCACTGAGCACATAGGTGGAGAGTGATAGCATGGCTGACGCATACAACAGAACGACAGGGCGATTCAGCGAAGCCCAGTCAACTGTCATGAAGCGAGTTCGCAAGCCGTCGTTTGTTGACAACGCTGTGCGTCACGCTACGTACGTGTCGTCGGCTACCAAGCGTGTAGCAGGCTCGCCTGTGCGTACAGACTTTGAGTCGTCGACCGACAAGACTTACACACTATCAGAAGAGGACGACACCATCCGAATCGAGCACACCTCATCGGGTGGGAACAGATTCAGGGGCGGTGTCTTTCATGGAGACGACCAGTTCGACGCTTCGTCGACTGTTCCTTCACTGTTCATCAATGCCGATGACAGCAAACAGCGCCTCGCACCACATTCTATAGAAGCCGCCACGAAAGGCACACGCATTCGCTTGAATAATCTCAAGGGTCGCAGTCTAATTGACATGGGATTCGATGGTAAGCGCTTGCAAATTGCACAACCAGTAGCCGTCGGGCTTCGGACGAGTGATTTGGCTGAACGAATCGTCACCGAAGGTAGGAAAACCCTCTCAGGCTTCCGTATTTCGGCGCCAAGTAACGTGTTTGTGGCAAAGAATATCAACAATGTGGATGCTTTGACCGCTTTGAGGTACTTAGCAAGGCACGATGGCTTCATGACAAAGGCTGATTCACACGGAATGGTCAGTTATGTGCACCAACTACGTGGCAATCGGTCGGTTTACATCCATCAAGATATGGTTTCTGACGGTATTACCGAAGAAAACATGGATGCAGCGCCGAATAGAGTCACTGTACGAGGAAAACGACGTGCAAACAACGATGATAACATCATTCAAGTCGACGATATTGAGTCTCAGAAGGATGGAGTGCGTGAAGTGCAGGGCGGTATCTTCGCACCGACCGCAAACAACCGCAATGCGACGAAAAACATCGGTCGTAAGTTCTTGGCTACCGCAAAACGTGCAAAAGGTGCTAAAATGTTGACCGGAACCATCAATTCGATGGCTGTACGAGCCGGTGACATCGTTTCATTCCAAGATATTAACGAAAAGACTCAAGATATTGTCTTACGAGTGCGCCACAACCTTACTGAGCGCCGTTCTGACATCAAAGTGTCGTCAATAGAGGGTAGTTTGGAAGATTTGATACAACGAGCGCAAGAAGGCGACATTTCTTCGATGTTTGACGACGGACAAGAGGAAAAACAGCAGGTCAAGGAGAAAAACTACGCTGTCAGCGCTACGATGACCGTCAAAACCACTTGGGTTATCGCTGCAAGGCAAATTCGACCCGAAGGAATGATAATTGGGCACCCTACAAGGGGATTGATTAAAGGAGATGGCTCAGTAGCCGAAGCAGACAACGCATTGTTGACGTTGGGGACATCTCAGTCGAAATGGATAGTAAAGGGGAATGGTTGAATGCCGTTACTGACATCAGGGCACCGATTTGTAGTGGATAAGTTGGCTGAGGAGATTACGCAAGTGGTCTTTGGCTTTGACGGAGGTATTGCCACCAGTGAAGACGGCGGAGCAGGTCGCCCTGCTGTCACAGTCACGCCTGTTGTCCGTATTGTCGACGACAACACCATTTCAGTCGAGGCCAAACTGACGACGACTGATTCATTTACCTTACCTCTCCGAGAGGTATGCATTCGCTCGGCTGACCGAGCACTATTCCGATACACGTACGACGCAATCACGAAGTCGTCTGATACGGAACTGATATTCTCAACAATCATCGAGGTGAACTAACATGGTCAACCCACTATCAGGTCATACAACTGGACAAACCGCATCATCTGAATCGTTGAAAGACGGTGCAGGGCTAACGAGCACATCACTCACAAATCTGTACGAAGGGTTGCACGGCAACGGTATCATTCGACTTGACGACCGTGCCTACAACGACAGCAATCGTCAGAACACAGGTACGAACACTGCGGGTCACGTTACCGTGTCCGGTAGCGGTTCGGTTACTGTGTATGGTGGCTATGCCTCGCTTGGTGGCGTATTGTATTCGTTCGCTAACGGTCCAAACTCATCGAAGACCTATACAGCAGGCGACACGACTTGGCATCTTGGCTCACTACCGGCTGTACCTGCATCGAACTCAGACGTGATTGTGACTGTGTACGTTGTTGCTGACAACAACACTGGTGTTGCAAACGTTAAGCATCACTTCGGTACACCTGTCGTAACATCAACAGGTACGCCTCTCACATCTGATACTTTCTTGTCAGCACCGGGACCTACGAACAACCAAGAGGTCACAGTGCTTGCTGTCTTGCGATATACGATGACAGGTGGAGCAGCAGACGTCACTGCTTCGCTCAACACACCTACGGTTAGCGACAAGCGATGTTTGCTTAGCAACAGCCCGATGTACTTGACACCACTGACGTCGGGTGCCACAGGTGGCTACGCCAGTGGAGAATCAATCGACCACGCCAATCGTTCACTTGATACTATGAACTCACGCATTGGTGGTGCTGAATCAGGTGCGTTCAACGCTTCACCACTCGGAGCAATATGGCAAAGTCACAGCCCTGACGGGCACGCAGTACTGTACTACAGCGCTCGACGTGACCAAGGTGGTTCGCCTACTCGCAACACTTGGAGACTCGCTCCCAACGAGGTCAAGACCATCACAACTGGTTCCAACCAAACTGCGACATTTGATGGTCCGAACATATGGGTCATTACGACAACTGGAAACATTACATTGACACCCACCAATACGTTCCCACACAGTCATACAATCCGTGTGTACCATCCATCGGGTAGCCATACGTTGCACTTTGACCCATCCGGCCTCAACTACGATGTAGCAGTGGGGAAGTCAGTCACATTCGGCTACGATGGCAGTGCGTGGAGTGTGATTGGACTTTCGGGTGCGGGTGTTGGTACGGTAACTTCTATTGCAACTACTGCACCAATCACTGGTGGTACAATCACAACGACAGGTACAATCGGTATCAGTGCGGCTACAACCAGTGCGGCAGGTTCGATGTCAGCCGCTGATAAGACGAAGTTGGATGCGATACCTACTACGAGAGCACACATGTTTGCAAAAATAACAACACCGGGTTCGGCACTAACAAGTACTGTCCCGGCTGTCATACAACACAGTACGACAGAATACGATGAAAATAGCGACTTTGACGCCAGCGACTATGCCTTTGTCGCACCAAGAGATGGCTACTATCTTGTCAGTGTAGGATTTTATCTGAATCTTACCCCCACTTGGTCATTCTCAATGGTCTATAAATCGACAGATGGCGGCTCAACCTACCCTGATATTGTTGTACGAGAAGTATCGGGTTCGGGACAAAAAAATCAATTAACAACCGTAGTCAAATTAGATGCAAATGACAGATTACGCCACTACGCTAATGCCAGTTTTTCATCAGGCACGTACCAAGTACAAAGTGCTAACACTGCACTTACATATTTTAGAGTCTCGGAGTTGATTTGATGCCGTCAGTAAAGGAAGCAATGGAAGCAAGATACCCTCTCTATGTTTATGATGAACATTTGCACTTAATCCGTGATGACGGAGATGGACTCGTTATCCTAAGTGACGAGTGGCCGTCAGGTTGGGGCGCATGTCCTACGATACAAACAGTACTGAGTTGGCTATGACGCTGATTGTAGGTTAGATTCACATGGGCGAACTGATTGACCAACTGATGCAGACGTGTGAAGTCTGTAAGACGACGGCGTTACCGCTGTCTATATCAGGCAAATACACCACAGGTCCAGCAGTAGTGCTCCACGAGTGTCCGAACTGTGGCTACATTCGCAAGCACGGTGGCTTGGGTCCGATAGCCGAGCGAGCGTCTCTTTCCAACATACGCAAACGGCTGAAAAAGTCAGGGCATGGGCAAATGTCATTGCTGCTACTGCGCCATGCACAGGACACTATCATCAATCAACGGACGCATTAGTCATCCGACTTCTTGCCGATGATGTCATCGATACGAAGAATGCTGATGCTGACTTCGCTTGCTGACAGGATTGCCTGCCTTACCAAGCCAACTGGCTCCCATACGTTTGCCTCAATCATAGAGCAAGTGCCACCGTTCTCGATGTCAGGACCTGCATCTTGATTACCTTGTTGATGCTCGTTGCGTAGCGCAAGGATGGTGTCCAAAGGCACGAACCCTGCGTTCTCAGCGATGGTAGCAGGGATGGTCTCTAAGGCGTCAGCAAACGCTTCGATAGCCATCTGTGCTCGACCACCAATCTCAGCAGCACGGCTGCGAAGGTTGAGCGCTGCACCGACGTAGGATGAGCCACCACCAGTGACGACCCTGCCACTGTTGTAAGCAAGACATACCACGCCGAGAGCATCATCGAATCCACGTTCGGTCTCATCGAGTGTTTGACGCGTAGCACCACGTAATACGAGCGTGGTCACGTTGCCATCGCCCTTGACAATGATATAGTCCATGTCACCAACAGTCGATTGTACGACTGAGGCATCTGAGGCTGTCAGAACACCTTCAACCGAATGGCTGACTGTCGTGCCCAGTAGTGTAGCCAAAGCATCGAGGTCACTTGGCGGAACACGATGGGCTACGCTGATGTTGTTCTTAGCGAGCAGCGCTGCTACAAGTTCGTTGACACTGTCACGACAGAACACGACGCCGCCCTTTGGTAATTGTTCGACGATAGCATCGACCTTACCCTGCCAAACGTCCTTGTCAGCATACTGCTTGTAGGACTTGATGTCACTGACGCTTTGCAGGTTGACCTGTACGCCCTCTTCTTTCTTGACCGATAAGCCAGTGTTGATGAGAAGCACACGCCCCTCAGGTTCTGTTGGCATGTTCGGCGTCAAGAATGTCTGATTGAGCATGACACCCCCGAAGCAGTGCGAATCATCAAGCGAACCACCCGGTTGCCCGATGACACGAATACGCTTGATGTCACCCTTCGCTTGTTCCGCTGCCTCAACACATAGTGCTGATACATGCTCCATGCTCGTCTCAAGTGACTTGCCAGTGATGGCTGTCTTTGCTACGTGGGTGAGATATTCCTTTGCGTCAACCGCAGTGCTTTCGATATGGTCAACTGCCCACTTTGCCGCCTGACGATACCCTTTACAGATGATGTTTGAGTGCAGTCCTTTCTCAAACAGTGGCTCACTGTTGCCGAGCAAAGAACCCGCCAATACGGTTGTTGTCGTTGTGCCGTCATAGCACATGCTTTCTTGCGTGTTTGCTGCTTCAACAATCATCTTCGCACCGGGATGTCCGATGTCCAGTTGCTGTAGGATAGTCGCACCATCGTTCGTCACGATGACGTTTCCACCTCCGTCAACCATCATTTTGTCCATACCCGCTGGACCCAACGTCGACCGAACGGTGTCGGCGATTAGTTTGGCTGCTCGGATGTTGTTGCTTTGTGCTGTTTGTTTCTTTTCTCCAGTCATGTTTGTCCCTCTTACCATGTCACCTCATATTCAGTGACGACTCCTGACTCTCGGCATCTTGCCTTGACGAAGCCTTCTTGGTGACCGTGATTCCACAACTCATAGGACAGTTGTGCGTCCTTCAAGCAATACTCGGCTACTTTGCCGTAGTTGCCCTTACGCCATTCAAGTGGCGCATCTTCGCTTCGCATGAGTTTGTCACTCCCTAAGGTGTGACGACATGCATCCGATAGCGGTATACGGTGCTTTGATGCGCTACGCAACAAAACAGACGTGTCGATAATGTGTTCCTTTGATTTGGAAAGAACATCGCCTGCTGCCCAACAATCGAGACTATCTCGTAGAACAGGAAGGTCGAAGTTCATCAGATTGTGACCGACGACACGGCCTCCCTTTGCGATGTGGTCGGATAAGTCCTTACCCAGTATCTCAGGGTGCAGTTCTTTCAGCACCACGCCATCGGGTAAGAATTTCTTAGCCTCGGACTTGTTGCAGTACACGACGCCCTCAGAACCGTTCCACGTCGCTACGACGGTCGGCTCAAACATGTGCGTGTTGTTCCACCCGCCAATCTCATGAGAATAGTTCTCAGTCTCGATGTCGAGTGCCATTACGTCGCTCATGCTATCAGTTCCTTTATCTCGATTATCTGTTGGATGGTCTCTTGCAAGACGCCTCTACATGGCTCACAGACACAGACTTCTTTGTTCCTTCGGTAGCCGAGCAACAGAAGTGCTGACTCGTCAGGGTCATGACACACGAAACACTCACGCATCGTCTCCCTCCTTGAACTTAAGGTGCTCCTTGCGTAGTCGGACATACTTGCGTCGACTCTCGCTTGTCTCTTCAAACAGTTTCGCACCGAATTGATTGTACTTGGTGTTGATTGAGTTGTCGCTGCTGAGGTTCATGTCTTGACCGAACATGTTGAACAAGTCACGTTTCTTGACCCATCCCTCACCACGGTTGTCATCAAAGTCGAATCGCTCCGAACGCTTGTAGGCCATCTTCCATGCTTGCTCAACGTTCTTACGGTCTTTATGAGCCATGCCTACCTTGACCTCAGATTCAAGCCACTGAATCAGATTGCTGTACAGGTCGTACAGAATTTCTTTCGCCATATCAATGTGGTCGCCACGAACGACCCATGTTCCTTCAAGCATCGCCATGTGGTGTGCTAAGATATTCGTATAATTCTGTAGTCCCATGATGAACGATGCACAGACAGATTGCTTGTGTGGGTCCATGTTTTCAACGAGATAGTAGTATTCGTCGATAGCCCCAATCAGCGCAGGTACGTAGCCGTCATCGATTGTAAACAGTTCGTCCATGACCTCCATCGCCCACCCTTCCTGTGTGTCATCGTCGGCTTCATCCCATTGCATAGGCTGAATGCCAATCAATTCACATACTCTTCGCTTGAGTGACAGTTGTAGTTCAGTGAAGTAGTCGACAATATCTCTATACTTGATGTCGTGCTTTGTCCTGTTGTGCACGCTCGCTGCAAGTTCGTGGGCTACATTGCGCTTCATGTCCAGTGTCCACTCACGCCAATACAGCAAAACACGCTGAAAGATACCCTTGTCGAGAACGTGCTCTTTGATACCCTTCGGCGGGAATGTCGTAATCCATAGACTGACTTCTGACTTGATTGTGATTGTTCCGTCACGCAAGTGCTTGGTCAGTATGTTTCGACCTGTACCTGCGGAGTTGAGTGCTGATTGAAGGAACAGAACTGTTCCCTCCGAATGCTGATTGGGCTTGAGAAGGATTGAACCTTCGTCGAAGTTCATACCCTTTCGCCCTGCAAGTACACCCGGTCGTTGGACAGGTGGCTCGCCTTGTTCTTCTTGAACGAATGACCCCACAAGTGCTGCATCTGTACCCGTCGAGTAGTCAACGACCTCCAAGCCGGAGTCGCCCATGACTTTCTGAATAACCTCAAAGGCTACAGATTTACCAGTACGTGTGTCTTGAATCCAAAACACACTCACTCTCGGACATAGGTTGCTCCCTCCTACTGGGATGCGAACGTAAGGTAACGACGCTTGTCCCAATATGAAAAAGAACGACAGTAGTCCGGGGATTTCGTTGTTCTTACTTACTTCTTTGAAGTGGCTCAGATACCCCTTGAGTATGGGGTAGCGTGAAACCGCCTCGTATTTATCTGCTCGGTGCTCTATCATTGTGTTCCCTCTTCTTTGTTGTCCGTTCGACACGGACGGGTTCCTCGCTCGTTAGAACGTCTATTAAACGCTTCCGCAGGGTAGGTCCCATACCCTTCACTGTTTTCAGTGATTCTTGGAAAAGCATCTCTTCGATGCTCCCACATTTTTCTAACAGTTTCACGACCAAATCAGGCCCGAAACCCGGAATCGCATTGAGCATGTCAGCACGAACATCGTTGGTGCTCACTCTCGTAACAGCACGTGCGCCGTGCCGTGAGGCAGGCTTGTGTGCTTTCTTGTGTAGTTTGACGATGAACATCGCCGCTTCGACATGGTCTTTGGCCTTGTAAATATGGCAGTCAAAGTCAGCCATGATGCGAGCAAACGTACCCATCAGTTCGTTCGTGACTCGTGAATAGTTGGCTTTCGCTCCTCGATTCTGAGCCATTTTGACGTACTTGGCTATGTCACCATGGACAACCAAAAACACTCGGTCGCAGTTTGCGTCGAGGTTGTCGAGTTGTCGCCATAGATGACCACTGTGACTCGATTGGAAGAAGTCACTGAGGCTCTTGCACTCTACGTGACCTGCGCCTACTTTGTAATCTCCCATACCGTTGAGGAATTGAGACTTGACGAGAACGCCTTCCTTGCTTGCCATACGATGTACGGCTTCGCACAGCGAGCCTCGTTCGTTGCTATCAACTATCAGTGGTGGTACGCTCATCCTCATCCCTCATTTTGTATAAGTTGACTTTGTTGTTGTGCCCTCCTGAGCCAACCATTCCACAGACTTCTACGGTGCTTTTCAGCCGCCTTATTATAATCTGACTTACCGATGCGGAAGTCAAGCCTGATTGTCTTGGAGCCAATGCAACAATCTCGTTGGCGCTGATAGGCCGGTTCTGTTCTGTAATGATTTTCATAACAATGTCCGCCTTGTTTTTTTGTCCACCTTTACGCATCCGTCGTCGCCTCCTCAATGGCACCAGTCTTATCCCAGTACCGGCACTTTCCGATACACAACCCTTTCTGCCATAAGGATTTACACGTCTGTGGATAGTCCTTGCCGACAATAGTACTGACTTGGTATCGTGTGACACCCAAGTCTTGGTCAGCCCATTTCAGACTCATTAAGAACTCGACAATTTCTTCGGCGTGCTCTTGGAGTTGGTCGGGTGAAAAACGATGCACTGGGAAGAAGTTTCTCTTTCGTGCAGCCAAGTACTTTACCAGTTGAACACGGGCGTCGTGACTTGGGTTTCCTCCGACTTGACAGGCTGCTTGATTTAGACAGGGTAGGATGATGACATCGTTCATACGAACAGTCGCTACATCCAATGGCTTGGCATTCGGGTCAAATACTTGGAGTGATTCAGTCACCTTTCTGACTTTCAACTCCACGCCATTCTCTCCATAGGAGATAGTGCCACGAGACGGCTCCATAGCCTTCTGCAAGATGTGATGATAGCCTTCTTCTAAATCTTCGGTGGTCAATGGTATGCTCCAGTAACCACGTTTAGCGTTGTATGAGTTCGGTATTCTAATTAAGCCACTTGTGTCAAATGGTACAGCAGGGTCACAGCAATACAGGTCAAATCGCTTTACCCAGTCGTTGACCAACTGCATCCCCGACTCACGTAAAGCGGACAGTTGCCCACCAGTGCTTGGCATGTGGCGTTCGGCTAAGTCAATCCAAATGTGGTAACCACCACCACTAAACCATACGGCATGTGATACGTTTTCCTCAATCAGATGACGATGCAGTCGCAGTGTTTGCTCAAGTGGTATGTGAGGCTGAACCTCAGCCCCCTTGTCCTTGAAGTTCTTCGGGTCGAAGTCGAGAACGAAGTGCCGTACGATTGGCGTCTGTAGGTCGACACG